TAGGAGTAATTTTTTCAAATTACCTATGAACAACTTACCTATTGAAGTAACCGATATTAAGTTACATAATAAGAAAATTAGTGAACCTTTTGACACTTATTTGTGGCTAAACTCATTCCAGAAGCAAATACAACTGGAAGCGGAGTTAGTCACTAGTAAGAGGTTTTCAAGGTATTATATCGATGTCATGACCAAAAACATAAGTACTATGTTTTTGTATAAAGATGTGGCTTATAGCCCAGATTTCCTTTATAGGGGTTCCTTTGAGGGGAAAAATGGGTTTATGATAGAAATGAAAACAAGGAATTCTAAAGAAAGAGTTCAAGGTATCCTTGCTTTGGATGAATTGAGTGCTAAACTAAAAAGTTTAGGGAAAAGATGGGAAGACTTTGTCGACATGGAAGAAATAGAAATAGAAATGGATTTAATATCAAAAAATTTCAATTTAAAAAGTGGGAAACAATTAAAAGATTATCAAGCATTTTGTGATCAAGAAAACTTGATCTTCATATTACTGATAGTTGACTCTAATAATTGTGATTATGGTTTGTATTACGATCATTGTCTAAATTTAGTCAATAAAGCATTAAACCAAAAAAAGTACGCCTTGTCAAGAAGAGACACAGCAAAAATACTAGACAAAAGAGAATTTAACAATTCTTTCTTAGTTGATGAAAAAGATTTTATAACAAAGATGGAAGAAAATTACGACACTCTTTGTGAGAATTTAGGTTTGCCTTCTGAAAATGCTTTTGAATATTACAAAAATAATAAAGAAAAGGTAGACAAAAAAGTGATAAGTGAATTTTGTTTAAACATTTGGAGAATGAAACCAATGTTAGAAAACTCAATAATGAATGTAAGAGAACAAGTCCAACTTGGTTTTAAGAATCACGATTCAATGGAATCCAATTGCAATGCTGGTTTCGGAACAAACAGAGACAAGAATGAGGAATGTTATGGGGTTAGAACCCGAACAAAACCTCTTTTGTACTTACCTGTTTCTGAAATGCATGATTCAATTGAATTAAATGAAGTAAATCTCAAACCTTATAGACATATGCCTAGAGTTTTATACCAAACAATATTGTTCTCTCAAAAATACAAAAAGTATTTTGATGAATTTAATGAAATAAATTATAGGTTTGGAGAACTTTTTAGTAATTCCAACAAACTTAGTAATAAGGTTTTGACACCTGAAATAAAAAAAGCTTCTAAAAGATTAGAAAAATTAAATGAAGAATTATCTGAGAAAGCTGAAAGGGAAGGCTTTGAATTGAGTCGTTCCTTTTACTTGAAACACGAGAGCGGAATATTTAGAAAAAAAGAAGATAGACACCAAGTTGTTGCTCACATTGACTATATGAACAGCGATGAAGTGATGATGAAAGATATAATTGAACAAATATCTGATTATCTAGATTTAAACCCATTCTTTAATGAAGAGGAAATTAAATTTGAAAACCCGTTGATCGGATTGATGTCTGAGAAATTGGGAAGAATTTACTCGAATGCAGGCTCTGAGTTTATAAACTTACTATTAAATGATTCAACATTCAGATACTTGAGAGTCATAATGATGATCTTTGATCAATATCAAATGGACACCAAAGCCATGCTAAATGCTGACGATGTAGTTCTTTTCGAAAGAGGAGAAAAGAAAGTATACAGTAGAGAATGGGTAAAGGTGAATTTCGTGAAAACTTTACCATTGATATTAATCAGCAGTCCACCAAGGAACGATGATTACAATGGTTTCTTATCAATATGTACTTTCCATAAGTCAGAATCCGTAATAGATGAATTTTTGTTAGAAGCAGATTATTTCAAAACAAAAGAAGGATTGCTTCGGATGCAAAACCCTATAAGACCCCATCCACAGCTAATACACAGTTTCAACGAATATTTATGTGCTTATGCGGGGGATTTCTTGTTCTTCAATTCTTATAATTACAAAAAATCGGAATTGACTTTGTACAATTCTATGTATTGGATGATAAATAGAATGATGGTAAAGTTTGCTGGAGTTATATACCTAACTTATCAAAAGTCAACTTTGGAGTTGACAATGGGAAAAGAAGACATAACAAAAGAGTTTGATGGTCTGGTTATGGATGACATAAGGTTATGTTTGTTCCTGCAAAGATTAAGGAACAAGTATTCAAAGTTTTGCGATAAACTGCAAATTTGTTTGAAAAACAAAGATATAAACTTTAACGTTAGAGACCCAATTTTTGGAATAAAAATAAAGGACATACAGGTGCATTTAGGTTTGTTAAACACAAAACAAATTCACCCTAAAACGGACGGTTACATAGACAGACAAGTTCAAAAGAAATTTATCTTGAAAGAAGCTACTCATATGACGCATTTTGACAATTCAAACTTTGCTGATCAAACAACAAAATTTGAATATGATATAACTAGATGTTTTGATCTAATTTTTAGAGAGAATGAAGGAAAAACTTTAGAGGAATTAGACCCTGATGGGTCTAAGAAACTTTTAAAGTACTTTGATTCAGCTACATTTAATCCTGGGATAATGTTTTGGTCTGTTTTAAATTCCTTTGAAGATAATTATCAAAATGAAACTGTTAGGAAGAGGAGTAATCTACCTTTCCATAAAAGTTATTGGAGTGAAAACACTTCTTCTTCATTGTTTGTTCCTGATTCTTACAACCCTGGAGCAGATGATAAAAAAGAAACAACCTATTACGGGTTTACTTCAATGAAAGTACCAGAAGCTTCAATTGACATATTGAGCTTGCTTTCAGAGATATTGCATGCAGAAATGCATCAAATTACAATAGGAGATTTCATCTCACAATGCAAAGAAAAGTTCAGTATTACTTTTTCGAAAACTAAAGAACAGAAAGGAGTAGACAAACGTATATTTTTTATCACTGTTGTAAACCAGAGAATAAAATATATTGCGTTGGATCAGAGTTTTGCTGATTATTTGTTAAAGAGCAAATATGATATAATGATGAAACCTGGAGAGAAAAAATTCCAAACTTTTGAATCAAAGATGAAAAAGAGGTTTATAAAACACTTAATTACTTTATTGACATTGGATGCAACAAGGTTTGGTGATGAAATGAATATAGAAGGACTAAAGAATTTAGTTTTCTTCTTTTGGAAAGTAGGCTACTACACACAAGATGAAGCAAACTGGTGCATATCAGTTTTGGATAGTATAGGTAAAAGGTTTCTTGTACTTCCTAAGTCTTTTGTAAAATTGCTAAAAAAAGCAATGGAAAAAGGAGATGATAGCTACATTTCAGTCTTCAAAGACGTATTGCATTATATAAACAATAACGTAGAAGCCAGGGAATTCCTAGAAGAGGCGTCGAAGGAATATCCAGGTTTAGATAAAAATACTTGCTTATACAAAAAGGTGGGGTTTATATTAGGAGTACTCAACAGATTAGGAACAGTAATGTCTGTTTTGATAGGACATAGTTTTTGCACTGTCTTGTCCCTTTTATTCAAAGGTATAGATCCTGACTGGGCCACTATGTCAGATGACGCTATGGCTTTATTCGCATTATATGATAAGTTCGATTTTGATGAAGGTTTCAAAGACGAAACTATAAAAAAGTTTGAAGACTATGTTTGTTCAGAAGAGCAATGGTCTGTGGATCCTTTGAAGAGGAACATAATAAATGAGTCTGGAGAAGTGATGTTGAATTACACACAAGCTTCATTTATCATATGGTCAATAGTCTTCCTATTGTATAAATCTTTATGTCAAAATGTTTCAATGAAGAAATCAGGACAGGGGTTTACAGGGGAAGTTTTACAAGTGTTTTTAGGATATGGTAAAGCCATAGTTTGCACAAAAAAACAGATGTTGAATGTAGGTTCTACAATGCAATATTTTTCAGCATATGAAGACCTAATGTCTATGCAAGGTTCTATTTACTCCCTGTATGTACTTGGAGCAAATATGACAACCATTTCAAACATGTTTTACATGTGTAGCACATTAATAAAAATTGTTTATAGAGTAGACATAAAAGAGCCTTTCGGGTTTGAAAATCCATATTGGGGTAGCCCTGAGTTGACTTTGTCATTCTGGATGTTACCTGAAGCAATAAGATACACTGGTTTTTCTGGAAAAGAAAGATTATTAGCTTTGTTCGAAGTGAATAGAGTTAAAGATGATGACACAAGAATAGAATTACTTGATTTGTATAGGAATATGTCTGTGTTTTTAATAGACAATGGTGAATATGTTAAGACGTCTAAAATAGATGTAGAAACAAAGGAGACTAAGGCTGTTACTACCAATAGAATCCACCTCTTTATACTAACTTTAAATAAGTTAAAGACGAAAGAAGTATTTTTTAATGTTTTAAAGAGGAATGCAGATGCATTCATAAAAAACATAGTAAAAGACGTAGAATCACTGATCAGATATCAGTTGAATCTGAAGAGGATACTCGAATTATGTTATTATTTAAGACAAATTAGTGAAAGCCCTTTCATGAAAAAAGACGAACTAGAAGTTTACAAAAAGTACGGAGCCACTGCTAATGAAAAGATCAATGATTCCATAAAGAAAGGAACTGACCTTAAAGAAAGCGGAAGTTACATAGTTAAAGAATTGACTAGTGAATTAAAGATATTTATAATAATAAATTATCCAAAAAATTACATTAAAACTTTGACATTTTTAAACAAATACCTTAGTCGTGGATTCCAATTGACTTACAATAAGCTAAGTAGAGCCTCTCAAATCAAGAGTAGGTTAGGTTTTAAAAAGAGAAAAAACTTGAACTTTTTTTCTCGTTTAGTTAATCCAGAAGTCTTTGGGTTTGACCCAATGAATTTGAATAATAGTGAAATATGTGAAATAGTAAGATCATACTGTAAGAGTACGAAATTTGAAGATATGAGTCAAATTTCTAGAAATACAGTACAATTGGAGATAGAATTCAATAGAGAAAGGATAGAATTTTATACCAATTTGGCCATTAGCGGAATAATTGAGTCTAAGATGGCTATGAAAAATTTTGAACTCGAAAAAGAATGGACTGATGTCAATAGTGTTTTGAGTACAAATTTGTTTTACTTCCAAATACAAGATATATTGTCATATGTAATTGAAGTATTGATAAACAATGTGAAGAACCCTGTAATATTCGTTGTGAAACCTGAATATTCAACTTTAAAAACTTTTGTTGAAGAGGCTAATTTCATTTATAGAATGCTTTTGGCATATAGTTTTGACAACAAATCTATCATTGCCAATTACAATAGCATAAGCCAAACATTAGATACAAATAAATCTCCAAGAACAATGAGACTTATGAGTGATAAAAGTATTATGAGTCAAACAAAGTTTAATCATAAATACGGTTACAAATTAGATTTCATAATAGATTTAGAAAAAGATTACGAAATAAGTAGACAAGTTAGAGAAAACAATGAATCAGAAGACTTGTACAGGCTTTGTTATCTTTTTGATAGGCATTCTACTATCAAAATGATGCAAGGAAAGTACAATACTAGGACAGAAGCAAACAAGCTTTTGTCAAGGCCTTACTTTTACAGAAATTTCCATTTATGGATTACTCAACCTATCTTGAGCTTCATTGTATTTGAAGCTGTTGTAAATGGAGTAAACAGAGAATACTTAGGTATAAAAAGCGGAGATCTTGTCTTTGGGTTGCACAAAAGAGAAAGTTCAGGGTCAAATAGTAAGTTTATGTTGGTAACCAATGATAAAACTGTTAGATTAAGTGTATTATTAGATATTTGTTTTACAATAACTAAATATTTGAATTACAAATACGGTGACTTGTTTATAAGTTTGAAGAGGAATATATTCACTTCTTCAGAAGCTTATTCAAATGTTTTCATAGAACCTGATGGATCATTTGGTCAATTTGCTGAATACAATTCAAGAAATTGGTTCCACTACATAACTACTTATAATACGACACATGTAACTATTTTAAGAAAATATTGCATTTATGTTGTACCAAAGGAACAAGAAGTTTCTATAAGAAAAGGTGGTCAAATAAAATTTGAAAAAGATAAAAAAGTTTTTCTGTGTTATCCTACAATGGTGTATGATATTAAGGAAAATTTTGAATTAGTAGATAGGAAATTAAAGCCCGTTTACTACAAAAAGTATTGTACTTTGAAAATAACTTCTTTTATAGAATATGAAGATGAAGTAGTTGATTATTTGTTGCTTGCAATAATATTAAACTTGAAATACAACTCTTATTATAACCCCAATGAATTCAACAATATCGATGATTGGGTTTTAGCAGCTTGGCTTTACAATTTTAAATTGAGTTACACTAAAGTAGTAGGACTTGATTTAGAGGAGGAAGAATTAACAGAACTAATGATAAGTAACCTTGAAAATGCATTAGAAATGAATGTTATGAAAAGTAGAACTGAAACAGAAGAAAGTTTCCGCAAATACTTATTAAATAGAGGTTTATCTGTTACAGGAGATGTTT